GAGCGAGCCCTGCGCGGCGATAACGACCGGCTAGCGTTTTTCGAGTGGAGTCTCGACGTGGACGGTCCCGATCTCGTCCCGGACGGGTTCCGTCCCGATCTCATCGCCGAGACGAATCCGGCGTACGGGATCCGGATCACGGAGGACTACGTCCGCGCGGAGTGGGAGGCGATCGGCTCCGCGCGCTCGTACGCCGTCGAGCGAACCGGCGTCGGCGATTGGCCGGACCTGGACGCATCTTCGACGATCATTCCGCTGGAGCTCTGGCGCGATCTGATCGACGAGCATTCGGAGATCGGAGATCCGGTCTGTCTCGCGTACGACGTCTCACCGGACCGGAAATGCGCGATCGCGGCAGGCGGTCGAAACGAGGACGGTTTCCTACACGTCGAAGTCGTGGACGAGCGGCAGGGTACGGCGTGGCTCGCTCCGCGGCTCGTCGAGCTCGCGCGCAAGAATGGGCCGGTCGCGATCGTCACCGATAACCGCGGCCCCGGCGCGAGCCTGATCCCGGAAGTGCGCGAGGCTCTGTACGACGCCGGATACGAGCTACAAGAGGTCTCCGGATCTGAGAACGCGCAGGCGTGCTCGCTCCTGATCGACGCCGTAAACGAGCAGACGATCCGGCATCTAGGCGATCCGCGAGTCGAGAACGCGATCCGCGGAGCCGCGACGCGTCCGCTCGGCGACGCGTTTTCGTGGGCGCGGCGATCCTCGAGCGTGAACATTTCGCCGCTGTTCGCTGTTACGCTCGCTCTGTGGGCGGCAATGGGTTGTCCTGACGAGAGCCGGGAGCTCGCGATCTACTAATGGGATTCGTCCGCGAAACGTTCGGAATCGGAAAACGCGAGGAGATCGCGGAACGTGTCGAACCGCTAGAGGGAACAAATATCTCTCTGTTCAACACGATCATTCCGGCGTGGTGGCAGGAGAACATCACCGGAGGCAATGCGTTCACGCCGGGAACGGCCGCGCTCGCGTCGCGCGTCTGGGTCGCGGATCGCTGCATTCAGCTGAACGCGCAACAGATCGCGTCTATGCCGCTCGAATTCCACGGCTCCGACGCTGAGCCTGCGTGGATCGCGTCTCCTGATCCGACGCTGTTTCCGAACGGCGTAGCCGACGCGCTGCACGCGATCGTCGCGCTCGTCTACGGCTACGGCTTCGCTCTGCTCTACGTCACGGATTACTACGCGAGCGGCTTTCCGCGGACGTGGACGGTTCTCGACTCCGGAAAAGTAACCGTCGAGCTCGAGAACGGTCGTCGCGTCTACAAGGCTGGAGAGATCCCGCTCGACGCTCGCCGCATCGTTCAGATCGACCGCAATCCGTCGAACGCCGCGCACGGTACGAGCGCGCTCCGCGCGTACGCGCAGACGTCGTGGGGATTGCTCGCCGCTCAGAATCAGGCTATGAGCGTGCAGAGCGGCGGGACGCCGAAGTTCTATTTGAAGTCGGAGCGGAAGATCGACAAAGAGCAGGCGGAGGCTCTGCAGGCTCAATGGATGGAGGCTGCTGATCGCCGCGGCGGAGCTCCGCCGGTTCTCCCGCCGGAGATCACTCCGTCCGAAATGTCGTTTAATCCGTCCGATCTCGCGCTGCTCGACTCGTCGGAGTGGAACGCGAAAGTGATCGCGACGGCGTACGGCGTCCCGTCCGTGCTCCTGAATATGGCGCTGCAGGGAGGTCTCACGTATCAGAATCCCGCGGCTCTCGGCGAAATGTGGTGGCGGTTCGAGCTCCGTCCGACTGCGACACGGATCGCGAACGCGCTCACGGCTCAGATGCTCCCGCGTGGGCAATGGGTCTCGTTCGACGCAGCCGACACGTTCGCTCTAATTGACGCGACGTCTGACGACGACGACGAGCAGCTATCGCAAGTCGCGAAGGCATCGCCGACGCAACAGACGCCGACACTCACCGCAATTGGAGGTACCGGATAATGACAACCGCAGAGCTAGAGCTCGAGCAGGAGCCGGTTTACGCCGTCCGTACGTTCTCGGTAGATCTCGTCGCCGGAGACGGCCGGACGATAGATATGCGGATCGTCCCGTACGGCGAACGCGTGAAGGCGAACGACGGTCTAGGCGGTCTCCCGCGCGGAGTCGTCTACGAGGAGGAGATCCTCCCGGGAGCGTTCGATCATCAGCTGAACGCCGCGAATCGCGTGCTCCTGAACGTCGAGCACGAAGCCGGGATCGCCGGAGTCGTCGGACGCGGTCTCTCGCTCGCGAGCCGGAGCGACGGTTTCTACGGATCGTTTCGCGCGCTCAACACTCCGGCCGGAGATACCGCGCTCGAGCTCGTCCGCGAGCAGGCTCTAGGAGGCGCGTCGTTCGAGGCTCGGTTCGTGAAGTCGATCCGGACCGCAGCCGGAGTCGTCCAGCGCGTGAAGGCGAATCTACGCAACGTCGCGCTCTGTCGCGATCCGGCGTATTCGGGAGCCGTCGTTCTCGGCGTGCGAACGGAGCCGGAGGAATTCCTAAACGAGGACGATTTCGCGCTAGCATTCGATCCTGAGCTCGCAAAGCGGATCGAAGCTCTCGGACTCGAAGTTCCGGAACGTCTCAAAGTCGCGCACCCGTCGCAGACGCACCCGTCGCAAGACGCACCCGTCGAAGTCGGCGCACCCGCATCGGAGAACACTTCAACCGATACGGAGGTCTAACGAAATGGATACCGTCCAGGAAGTACGTCTCGCGCGGCTGATCGACGAACGCCGCTCGACGACGATCCTGCACGACAACGTCCTAAACAGCGCGGAGTCGCGCGAGGACGGCAAGCGGGAGCTCTCGGAGTCGCAGACGGAGCAGATCGACGGCTACCGGACGCGAATGCGCGAGCTCGACGAGGAGATCGGCGGATTGACCGAAACCGTCGAAGCGACTCGCCGCGCAGACTCGGAGGCGAAGCGGATCCGTTCGCTCCTCGCGTCGGAGTCAAACATCGTCGAGGGCATGGACGACGGAGTCGCATACCGCTCGTATGCGGCCTACGCTCGCGACGTGATCCTGACGAGCACCGGCCGCAACGCGCAGAAGATCGCGTCTCTCGCTGGCGGCGCTCAGGTGGTCGAAGCGGCTCGGGAACGTCTCGCTATGGCGATGCGTACTCCGGCGAACACGCTTACGAGCGATCTCGCCGGGCTCAATCCGCCGCAGCACATCGCGCAGATCTTCCAGGTGATCGACAGTTCTCGTCCGATCGTCCAGTCGGCCCTGCGCGACAATCTCGAGAAGGGACAGCTGACCTACCCGCAGGTGGACGCAACGCCGGTCGTCGCCGTCCAGGGCACGCAGAAAACCGAAGCCGGGAATACGGGCATGGATATCTCGATGGTCACGGCGACGGCTTCGACGTACCTCGGCGGAGGCGATCTGTCGTGGCAGGCGATCAATTGGAGCACGCCGAACGCTCTGGATCTGTGGTTCCGGTTCGCAGCCGCGGACTACGCGCTCAAGACGGAGCAGGACGCAGCGCAAGTGCTCCAGCATTCCGCGTTCTCGAACAACATCGCGAGCCCGATCTCCGGGACGCCGACGTTCGCTCAGCTAATGACGGCGATCGGGGCAGGCTACGGCGAAGTGTTCGCTAACAGCGGACGGCTCGCCGACACGCTCTACCTCGCTCCGGATCGGTTCGGCTATCTGCTCGGTCTCACTTCTGACGCGTTCTCGCAGTTCGTGACGGTCGCTCAGTCGTCGATCGGACCGCTCTCGATCGTGATCTCTCGCGGTATGGACGCCGGAGTCGCGGTCGTGGGAGATCGTCAGGGTCTGCTCGTCGCAGAGACGGCCGGAGCACCGGTCGAGCTCAACGTCGTGGAGCCTGCGATCGGCGGAGTCGAGGTCGGCATCATCGGAGCGTTCGAGGCTGTCGTCGTGGACGACGGCGCGTTCGCGATGATTACGACCGCAAGCTAGGCAGGACCGGAGGTAATCGCATGAGAGCTCGTCCCGGTAGCACCGATCAGCTGTTCGTAGATTGGGGAGCTACCGGGGCGACTCTCGGCGTTCGCGTCGTCGATAACGAAGGCGCGACGACGATCGCTCGAGCTACCGGATTCGTCGAGTATCCGACCGGCTCCGGGCTCTACTACCTCGATCCGTTCACGTTCCCGGACGACGCCGGTTCGTACACGCTGATCTATGACGACGACGGCGGGACGGCCGCTGTCGGTCATACGGCGTCGGAGGATCTGACGGTCTCGAGCTCGATCGGAGAGCCGTTCGACGGCGACACGTACGCCGACGTGGACGAGCTCTTTCGCATTCTCAAGATCCGCAATCCGACTGCAGAGCAGACGCTCGCCGGAGAGCGCGTGCTCGCAGCCGCAACGTACGAGATCGACCG